TTTTTAGGCTTTAAGAAAGATATAATTAATAAGAAAGTTCAAAATAATAGTATTCGAATAATGGATTTAAACTATAATCCAACGGATACATCTACAACTTATGAATACAAAACAGCAATGCATAATCTATTTATGAAGTTTATAAATACGGAACATTCTACGGCATAACCGTTGCTGTAAATAGATAAATACTCCCTAGAAACTACCCTTATTTAACACTGTTTAGATGAGGGTTTTTTCTTGGGTGATTTACTAGGTGCTTAATTAGTAAGTACTTGTATTATCTAGAGTTTGTTTCGATTGTATGTTACGCAATCCTTAGGTCTGTAATTAGGTTTTAATTCTATTAAACCAGCTTATAAAATTTGTCAGTCCTAGTTAAGATACAAATACTTTACATTATACAGAGGTTGAACAGTGTATGTATGTTAGTTAGTACATAGGTTGCTATTGGTGTGCGTGGTGTGTCATCAATGAGGATAATTTAATTCTACAGCCACCCCTATGCAAGAGCCACTGGGGGGTACCTATACATGTGCATGCAATGTCGACATATTTTTACTAAAATTGGGTCATTAAACTAGATCGGTTGCTGTACGTAGTTACTCCGTTGCTGTACATAGTTACCTACCTATTAAACCCTCAATCAAAAGAGTTATCTTTATTATACACCCATATGAGCAATCTGTCAAGTATTATTTTATTTTTTATTTTTTTTACAATTAAACTAGAAAAAGCTTGACAAGTTTACTATACAGTGTATAATAATATACATAGGCATAGTTCTATTCAAATTCTCTCACAACTTATTGGTATATAAAAGGAATAGTTAGAAGAATCTATGCCTGTTTCGAAACAAGTGTACAGCAACAGGAGAAGATCAGTGTTAAACAATCCTAACAAAGCAGATTTAGATAAAGATGGCAAACTTAGTGGCTATGAAAAAAAACGAGGTAAAGCTATAGAAATGGCTATGAGAAAGAAAAAAGCCTACGGTGGTGCAGTTAAAAAATATGCTATGGGTGGTGGAGTACGAAAGGCTCGTTATAAATAAGCTATGGAAACAATTTACTTTGTAGCAACAATACTTATGTGTTTTCAAGGAGACTGTACAAAGTTTGAGTCAGCTCCGTACAGTAGAGATTTGTCTTTAGAGAATTGTAAGAAAATGCTAACCTACACGTTTCAAACACAGGTAGGTCCCTATTATGATAAGATTATAGATTTTGATATAGATAAACCAGAAGAAGTAAAGGTTATGTATGCTGGTTGTGACAAGACAGGAAGAACACCAGAGAATAACAGCAACGATTGGAAGATTGTACCAAACGTAGATCCAGAGATATTATATCCAGAAATAAAAGAAAAAGGAACAAGTATATAGAATATGCAGCATAACGGTATACTAGCAGAAAAGAAAAAAGAATTAACAGACAAACAGAAATCATTTCTATCTAATCTATTTGATACAGGTGGTAACATCAATCTAGCTTTAGAAAAAGCAGGGTATAGTAAGACTTCACGAAGCATGGTGTTAAAAACATTATCAGATGAAATATTAGAGGCAGCTAAAACAGAAATGGCTGCACACTCTGTAACAGCAATACACAGAGTAGTAGAAGGAATGAATGATGTGGGTGAACATCCACGAGCAGAATTAAGGTTAAAGGCTGCCCAAACTCTATTAGATAGAGTAGGATTGGGAAAGCAGGAGAAAGTAGAAGTAGAAGGCAAGCTGTTACATGGTGTAGTTCTTATGCCAGCAAAAAAGGCTATGCCAACCGTATCAATTAACGAGGAGTAAAAACATGTGGAAATCACCAATAGTTAAAGAAATATCTGTAGGTCTGGAAATTAACTGTTATGCTTGTGCAGAGATTTAGTAGATGTCATTAAATAAAGATGTTAGGGCTGCAGCTAAAGCACATACTGACTTAACTGATAAACAAATAAATACAATGCCTCTAGAAGCAGTAATTTTAAAATTGCCTATACAAATACAAAAAGATTTAAACTTAGGTATTTATGGTGATGATAAAATGAAACGAACTAGAAAAGCCTACGGTGGTATGATTAAAAAATATGCCAGAGGTGGTGGTGTAAGAAAAGTTAATCATAGCTAATGAACAAACTATACTGTATCGTAATAAGTCTACTAATGTTGCTGTCCGTAAGTGCATTTGCAGCAGATACAGTAACGTCAACTTCATCCACAGTATCAGGAACAACAACAGTAGATAGAACCCCTAGTACTGCCAATGCTCCATCTGTGGTAATAAATAATCAAGACGTTTGCAGCTTTGCTGCCTCAGCAGCCATACAAACACAAGTATTGGGTATAGCCGGTGGAACAGCAATAAGAGATCTAAACTGTGAACGTCTTAAATTATCAAGAGCTTTATATAGAATGGGAATGAAAGTAGGAGCCATAGCCATGCTCTGCCAAGATGCTAGAATATTTAATGCAATGGAAATGGCTGGCACACCCTGCCCATTCAAAGGAAAAATTGGCTTAGATGCTGCTAAAGCATGGGCTGAGAATCCTGAGATGAGACCAGATTATGACAAATGGGTTAAAGAGAATGTTACTGATAAAGAAATTACTAAAGAGGAAGCTACCGGCCTTGGTATTGGCATCGGTGGTATTCTTCTTTTACTCCTTCTCTAGTCAAGCTGAGTTACTAACACCGGGGGAAACCTCTGTAGAAGAAACGGTAACTGAGCATTTAGGTGAAGGACACATTGATACTGTAACAAAGACTACTACAATAATAGAAAACAAAACAACAGGTGATCTTTTAGATAGTAGTACAGGAGTCGTAGCCACAAGGTACGAGGGTGATATGGATCAGGATTGGGGTGGGCTTGGTCCAGCAAGTATGCCAAACTGTAATGCACATTTTGGTACAGGTAGATGTGGTAAAGGTACATCAACATCCTTAACTACATTTGACCAGTATGTAGATATAAGTGAGTTTCACATATCAGATGGTGGTGCTCTAGAATGGGAACTTCAAATGTACCATTCACAGAATAACACAACAGGATACTTTGAAACTAAAGGATACAGCAATAATGTATTACAATGGGAATCTGGACAGATAAACTTAGAGAACACAGGAAGTCCAGAAACATTTACAGGAACACAGAATTTTACAGGAGACTTAGATAGAGTTTTTATAAGAGTAGGTGGTAAGAATAATTACTTTTTTGATAATGTAGCTTACACTGTAAATTATAACGTGATAACAACTACTGTAGAGACATGGGTAGAAATAGTACAGCCGATGCAAATGAATGAGTCTCTAACATTAGAAATGATAGAAACATACGAAGTAGCATCTCCAGAACAGCAACAAGAGATGGATAACATGATGCAAGATATGGACATGGTAGTTCATATTGATTTAGGAACTGCAGAGTTTGGTCCTGATATGCAAATAGATGACATGCCAATGGATATGCCACAAGATACTATGACAAATATGGATACGATGTTTCAAGATATGGATGTAGGTAACATGTCTTTTGATGAAGTAATGCAAGAAGTTGAGGTAGCAGTAGCTGAAATAGAAAATGTAGGCATAGAAGTAGAAACTATTGAAATTAAAATGCCAAATGTTGAAAAAAGTCCTACAGAAATGAGCACTGAAGGGGGTCCAGAAGACCTTGAGGTACCTACCCAGCCGGGAGATACTAAAGTCTCTGAGAGCTCAACAGAAGCTCAGGAAACACTAAGTGAAGAAAATGTAGAAGAAAATATACAAGTTTCTGAGAATGTAGTAGAAAAGCCAGTGGTTGAAGAGAAAACAGAGGCAAAAGAAGAGACTGTACAGGAAGAAGCACCAAAAGAAGAGGTTGCTAAAGAAGAACCTAAAGAAGAAGCTCCTGTAGAAAAAGTAGAAAAGGCAGAAGAACAACCTAAAGAAGTAGCAGAGAACAAACCAACTAAAGAACAAGTAAATAAACAAGAGAAAGCAAAAAGGATAATGACAGCAATGGCAAGTAGTTATGATCCTGTAGCACAAATGACAACACTTGCTCTTGTAAATGCATTAGGTCCAGATATTTCTAGCTACAGTAATCAAGTTCCTGTTGTACAGCCATCATGGTATGAAACAAAAGATATATATCAAAATACTGTACTACCAGATCCTTTAGGAAGTTACATATCAGTTAGTTCAAGTTTACAAATGGAAAAAATGATAAGTCAGCAGTATGAGTAGTGAAATAGAATTTGCAGGAGTTAAGTTTAAAGGAGGCAAGCTTGTTGCCATACTTACAGCATTGAGTACACTTGCAGGAGGAATCTGGGGAGGCTTTGAAGTGTATGGTCGTTGGCAAGCAATGGAAGCTCAGATAGCTGCATATGTAGAACCTGACCTAAGTGGATTTAACAGAGAGATTGGTGTTATTAACGAAACTATAACAGGATTAGAAAAAAGAGTAGAGACAGAACTATTAACATTAAAAGAGTTGTTGACATCTGCACAAGATTCTGCTAGAACTATTAAAACAGATTTAAAAGCTGACATGTATGGTTTACAAGATTCTATGGATACTATCGTAGAAGATAACAGAGAGCTAAACCGAAACGTATATTCCAAAATAGAAGAAGTTAAAATAGGTATGCAAGTTGTTGTTACTGATGCAAGAAACAATCTTAATAGTTTGATACAACATGCTTCTGATAGATTTGATGCAAAACGTACAGCTATAGAAGAAGGTGCACAGAGAAGACAGGATTTTTTAACAGACGAAATGAAAAATTTAGAAGAACGATTTGGTACAAAATTACAAAGAGCTTTATCAAACCCACTATCAGGACAGTAATATGAGTGAAGAAAAAAAAGAATGGAAATGTGAAGATTGCACTTGTGAAGATTGCCAGTGTACAGCAGAAAACGAATGTGAGAATTGTGAATGCATGAATACAAATGCAGTTTAGTTAAAATAGTAGATGGAGATACAATAGATGTATGCATTGATCTTGGCTTTAAGGTTACACTCTCAAACGAAAGGGTACGGTTACAAGGAATTAACACACCAGAGTCACGTACAAAGAATAAGGAAGAAAAAGTTCTTGGATTGGCTGCAAAAGCTAGGCTTAAAGAACTTCTTCCAAAAAATTTTATAGTAAAAACATATAAGGATGAAAAGGGCAAATTCGGAAGAGTGCTTGGAATACCTTTTGTAGATGGTGTAGATATATGCCAACAGCTTATAGATGAAGGTCATGCTAGAGAATATCATGGAGGGTCAAAGAAACCATGGGTATAGAAAATAAAAGTAGAACATCTTCTACAATTCCATTTGGTTATAAGTTATCTGAAGATAAAAAAACATACGAACCTGTAGAGGAAGAGTTAGAATTGTTAGATAAAGCCTTTGAATATGTACGAACTGTAGGACCAGCTAAGGCATCTCGATGGTTATCTACAGCTTCTGGAAGAAAAATATCTAATCCGGGATTAACAAAACGTATGAACAGAGGATTATACCTATAGAAGACGAAAAGAAAAAACGAGGTAGGCCACCGAAGAAAGAAGGGGAGCCAAAAACCCCTTATAACTGGTCTTCTCGCATGAGAGCCAAACTTGCTACTCAAAAAAAGCTTTCTGCTAAGAGAAAACAAGCTGATAAGCTAACAAAGCAGGCTAAAAAAGCTAGAGCAGCATCAAAAAGGGCTCAGGAGGCATCTAAAAAGGTAGATGATGCATTAAAAGGTAGAGGAAAGTCCGTTGTCACTACAGATGATCTAAAACACGTACCTAAAACACTGAGAGATCATCTAAAAGACCATGACGTTGTATTTAGACCGAATGAAGGGCCTCAAACTACCTTTTTAGAGTCTCCAGAAAGAGATATATTGTATGGTGGAGCAGCTGGAGGAGGTAAATCATATGCACTTTTAGCTGATGTACTAAGAGATGCATCAAATCCTAACCATAGAGGGTTATTATTAAGAAGAACATTAGCTGAATTAACAGAATTAATAGATAAAAGTAGACAAGTATACACAAAAGCATTCCCCGGTGCAGTATTTAAGCAAGCTAAATCAACATGGGAGTTTCCATCTGGGGCTAAAATATGGTTTTCTTATGTAGATGATGACCGAGATGTAACAAGATACCAAGGACAAGCTTTTAATTGGATAGGAATAGACGAAATAACACAGTATCCTACTCCATACACATGGAATTACCTAAGATCTAGGCTTAGAACAACAGATCCAGCACTTGGTATGTATATGCGTTGCACAGCAAATCCCGGAGGTGTAGGAGGTTGGTGGGTAAAGAAGATGTATTTAGATCATGCACCACCCGGAGAGCCTTTTTGGGCTAGGGATTTTGATAATGGAGAGATATTAAAGTATCCTCCTAGACATACGAAAGCAGGGGAACCTTTGTTCCTAAGAAAATTTGTTCCTGCAAGATTAACAGACAATCCATATCTGTTTGATGACGGTCAATACGAAGCAATGTTGATGTCATTGCCTGAAGTAGAAAGAAAGAGACTACTTGATGGAGATTGGGATGTAGCCGAAGGTGCAGCCTTTACAGAGTTTAGTAAAAGTATGCATGTTTCTGAACCATTTGACATTCCAGAGGGTTGGGCAAGAGTAAGATCAGGTGACTATGGTTACAGCAGCCCTTCTTGTATACTTTGGGGTGCAATAGACTGGGATAACAATCTTTGGGTGTATAGAGAGCTATATGTTAAAGGATTTACTGGTGAAAGACTTGGAGATACAATAGCTATGATGGAAAAAGATGATCCACCCATGCAATTAGCTGTTTTAGATGCAAGTTGTTGGAACAGAACAGGTCTAGGACCTAGTATAGCAGAAACAATGATAAAAAGAGGTGTAAGATGGATACCATCAGACAGAAATCGTATGGCAGGAAAAATAGAAGTACACAGAAGGTTAGCTTGTGATGACTATGGAAATCCTCGTGTTCGTGTTTTTTCCACTTGCAATAATCTTATCAGAACTTTGCCCACGTTGCCTCTGTCTAAGACTAATCCTGAAGACGTTGATACAAAAGCTGACGACCATGCGTATGATGCACTAAGATATATGGTAATGAGTAGAACTTTAGTAAATGCACATAACACACATAGAATGACAAGACATACACAAAAGTATGAACCACAAGATCAAGTATTTGGATATTAAATATGGCTGAAGATATAAATAATATACAGACTTTGCAAAGACTACTATTTCCTAATGGAGCAAAAACTGTACCAACATCAAAAGAACTTCTTTCTAATTTAAAAGATGGTTCTCTTACAGTACGTGAAGCATTATTAATCCATATAAAAAGTAAAAAAATACGTATAGGAGCAAATATTGTAAAGTCTCAACCTATTGCTGAAGAAATGTTAAATATATTTGGTGAAGGTTCTACTAGTTTAACAACATTTGCAAACAGAGTTAAAAAATTTGAAGATATATTAGATAGTTCTTATTTTAAATTTACAGAAGATATTACAGAAGAAGGACAAAAAACTTGGTCGACTGTGTTAGGAAAACAAGTAGCTCAAGATATATCAGCTATAGATACAGATGTATTTAAACTTGCTAGAGATAATAAAATATCTATAGCAAGACAAGAATTAAAAAAAGTAGTACAATCAAGAGGTGGTAAAGCTTTTAAACAAGTGCCTACTCCAGATATAGTATGGCCTAAAATTATGGAAGCAGCTCAAGAAATAGCTTTAGATCCTAGATATGGCCCAAATGTAGCAAAAGGATTTATTTTATCAGCTATACTGCCCATAAGAGGTACTGATTTAAGTGATATTACAATGAGTAGAGCTTTTTCTGAAGGATTAACAACTGTAAGACCATATATATCTAGAACCCCTGATGGAAATCTTAAAATTACTTTACCGAGCATGGAAGGAAGAGGTCAAAAAAGAATAGTTGATTTTGTATTTACTCCATTTTTAAAAAATTTATTAGAGCCAGATTTTATAGAGGCTAAAAAAAATAAAAGTAATTATCTATTTGACAAAGTTATAAAAACAAAAAAAGATGGAGAAACTAAACTAGTAAGAGGTTTTAATACTAAGATTTTAACAGAAGCTTCTAATAATTATTTTGGACCTTTATTATCTGAGTATGAAGACATATTAGGAAGACCATATTCAGGAATTTCTGATATAAGAAAAATAGCTGCTAGCACAATAGCTAAACATCCTGATGTAAATAGTCCAGCAATAGCTTCACAATTATTAGGACACACTAATGATGCTAATTTTGTTGAAGGATTAAGTAAAATAGATACAAAGTCGTATATTAGTGACATGTATGAACCGGGTGCTGTAGATAAATTAACAAGAACAGTACAATTATATGAAAGTCTTATTGCTAAGTCTATAGGTACAGTTGATATAAATGATATAGCTTTACGATCTAATTTACCAGTTTTTGATGATACTATAAAAATAAATCTTATAAATAAAACAGATGAAATACAAGAAATTGTAAAACTTACACCTGCAGAACTTTCAAGCAGAAAAAAATATATAAAGTCACTTGTGGCTGCAGCAATAGCCTCTCAAGAACAAAAAGCAGCTGGGTTTAAATTAAAAACAGAAGAAGATTTAACCAAAGCAAACTTATTAAAAGAAGAAAGATTAAAAGGAAAAACTGCAAATATAAATCTTAATTCTTCAGTTATGAGAAGCATATTAGATAAATCTGGAGTAGATATTAAAGAATTAAGAAATAAAACAAATAAAGAAATTATGGAAATACTTAATAAAGCTATGAAAGGTGGAAAAGCTGTTGCACCATTTGTCCCTTATGCAGGAGTAGCTTATGGAGTAGGTAATGTGCTTCTTAGTGGAAAAGAATCTTTTGCAGACATACCTCCTGAAGAACAAACAATGCCTACAAAAGTAGTACGAGGAGCTGCAGAACTTTTTGGAAAAGATCCTGAAGCAGCAGTAATGGGGGCTAGAGTAGTAGAAGAGGCAGTTAGCCCAGTACCTGCTACAGCCTTTCCTAGAAAAGATGAAGAAATTGTTCCATTTGGAGAACAATTAGAAAGACTAGTTCCATTTGGTGGAATTAGAGGTCGATAACAACAACCAACTAAAAAGGAGGCAACTATGCCACAAGGAGTAAAAGGAGCTTACAAATCTGGTTACATTATGGGTCAGATGAGTAAACAAGGAGCAATGAACGAAGCTAATGAAAGTTCATTATATCGTGAAGGATTAGACTCAAATGTTATGGGTGAAAATTCAGGAGAATTTAAACAATCACAAGATTCTAAAACAGCTGGTACTAAACATACTGGTGATTTAGGTATGATTATGGGTTCTTCAAAAAGTATAGGTTAATTAAGTTAGGGTAAAAATATGAGTGATCCTGTAGATGTTTCAGAGGAATTATCTTCAGAAAAAGTTTTTGGTTTAGTGCCTTTAATAAAAGGAAGACTGAAAGAAGCTGAAGATAGTAGACAAATTCACGAGGAACGATGGTTAAAAGCTTATAAAAATTTTAGAGGTATTTATGATAGTACTACACAGTACACATCAACAGAAAAATCTAAAGTATTTATAAAGATAACTAAAACAAAAGTATTGGCAGCTTATGGTCAAATTGTAGATATATTATTTGCTAATAAAAAGTTTCCAATTACTGTAGAGTCTACTCCTGTACCTGAAGGTATAGCAGAATTTGCTCATTTAAAAACTCCATTAGATGATCAGATGACAAGTCCATACGGGTTTGAAGGAGATGGTAGAAATTTACCACCCGGTGCTACCGAAGCTACTCCTTTAGACTATTTAGGAGGTTTAGCAAAAGAATATGAAGGTGCTCCTATAGCTGAAGGACCTTCTAAAATGGGAGAACCTCAAATAACTCCTGCTCAAGAAGCTGCAAGACGTATGGAAAAAGTTATTCATGATCAATTGACAGAGACTAATGCAATTACTACTCTTAGAAATTCTGTTTTTGAATCTGTTTTACTTGGCACTGGTATTATTAAAGGACCATTTACTTTTGGTAAAACAGTGCATAAATGGGAAAAAACAGATGATGGTCAAAAAGAATATACTCCATATACTAAAGATATTCCAAAAGTAGAAACAGTATCATGTTGGGATTTATATCCTGATCCTGCTGCAACTAATATGGAAGATTGTGATTATGTAATTCAACGTCATAAAATGAATAGGACACAAGTACGTAATCTTATGGATATGCCAATGTTTGATCCAGAAGCTATACGAGAAGTATTATCAGGTGGTGGTAATTATGAAGATAAATATTTTGAAAGTATTATAAAAGACGATAATCATTTAGACAGAAGTGCAACAGAAAGATATGAAGTATTAGAGTATTGGGGTTGTATTGATTCTAGTTTTATGACTGAAATAGGTGCTTATGATTTCAATGGAGATGAATTAGGTCAAGTACAAGTAAATGTTTGGACTTGTGGTAATCAAATATTACGAGCAGTCATAAACCCATTTACACCAATGCGTATTCCATATCAAATATTTCCATATGAAATAAGCCCTTACCAAATATGGGGTATAGGCATACCAGAAAATATGGAAGATGCACAACTTTTAATGAATGGTCATGTTCGTATGGCTATAGACAATCTATCTTTAGCAGGAAACCTTGTATTTGATGTAGATGAAACATCTTTAGTACCGGGGCAAAATTATGATATATTTCCCGGTAAAGTGTTTAGAAGACAATCTGGTGTTACAGGAACTGCAGTAAATGCTATAAAGTTTCCTAATACAGCAGGTGAAAATGTACAAATGTACGACAAAGCAAGGCAACTTGCTGACGAAGAAACTGGTATACCCAGTATAATGCATGGGCAGACAGGTGTTACTGGCACAGGCAGAACAGCAGCAGGCTTATCTATGTTATTAGGATCAGCCGGCTTATCTATTAAGACTGTTATAAAGAATCTTGATGATCACTTATTAAAACCTATGGGTGAAGCATTTTTTCAATGGAATATGCAATTTAATGAAGATAACCTTAGTACAGAAGGAGATCTTGAAATTAAACCAAGAGGAGTAGCTTCTGTAATGCAAAAAGAAGTTCGTTCACAACGACTTACAGCATTGTTACAAACTGTTGCTAATCCTATGCTTGCTCCATTTATTAAGATACCAAATCTTATAAAAGAATTAGCTATTTCTCAAGATATAGATCCAGACAGTCTTGTTAATGATATGAACCAAGCACAGATCTATGCTGAAATGTTAAAGGGAATGCAGAATGTCCAACCAGAACAACAACCAGAATCAGGAGATCCTCAAACACCTAGCACCGGTGCTGGGCAACAACAAAACATGGGAGCCCCTACACCGACTACTGCTGGCACTCAACCAACAGACCTTACAGGGGCTGGTAACGGCACCATCGGAGTTGGAGGTGTACCGGCTGCAGGGGAAAGCCAGTTTACTGGCAATGCTCCTCAATTTGAAGAATAATTTTGATGATATGAAAAAGGAAAGCAGTAAAAAATAATGGCTATAGATAAAGAACAAGGATTTTTAGGTACTTCAATGCCAGACATTTCTGCCCAAACTAATTTTGGGTTAGGAGAACAGTCTGCACTATTAACACCAGAAGATCTAAATCCTTCGTTGCCTTATCAAGTAACTACTGTTCAAGAAACTATACCTGCAGCACCTCCTATAGCTGTAGGAGGAACTGTAGATCCTTTTGCCGGAAGTGATTTAAGTACTATAATTTCTCCATTTACTGATCCTGAACAAATACGAGAAAGACGTAGAAAAAATAAATTAGCAAGAGAAAGAATACAAAGATATGGAGGAGCTGATCCTTTATTTGTAACAGAACCAGATCTTAATATTGCTTCTCCAGAAGTTCCTGAGTTTGCTACAGATGTTCCTGATTTATTTGTTGAAAATATAGGTGGCTCTTCTCCAGAAATAGTAAGAAGACAAGATCAATTTGGTATGGAAACAAAAGTTTACGAACAACCTGATTATCAAGAACCTACTTTTTTAGATGCTCTTAGAGCTGGAGCAAAACAAGAGATACAAGAACAGACATCAGGTAAGTTTCAAGAGAGTCTTGAAAGTGGTATTAGTAAAGAATATCAACGTATTATAGCTGATGTTTATGGAGTTTCAGCTTTTGGTGGGATACAAACAGGATTAGGCACAACCACTAGTTTAGCTGGTGGGGCTTTAAGTGCTCCTCCACCTGCCTCTTTAGCCGGCCAAAATACTCAATTAAATAGTGTACTAAGGCAAAAAGCTGACATGGCAAAATATGCACAACAAGCATCTACCTATATAGGATATGCTATGGCTGCTTATTCAGCTAAAAATGCATTTGACGCATTTAAACAAGGAGATACTCTAGGTGGAGTTACAAGTACCATAACAACCTTAGCTCCTTTTGTACCATTTTTGCAACCTGTAGCTATAGCTTTAAATGCAGTTAATTTTGTAAGTAGAATAACGGGTTGGGGAAGAGGTAAACCAAAACCCGGATTTGGTGGATCTGAAATAGGATTAAGACCAGATGGAACATTCTTCCATGATCAAGCATACTCATACAATGGATTTGATCCTAGTGGTGCTAAAAAACACACAGATCTAGCAATGAAATTTTTAACAAATTATGAAAAAGAATTAGGATTAAAATTAAATTATGATAGAGCACAAAAAGCTATACAAGAAGCAAAAGTACGTGGGGGAAATTATTTAAGAAGAGTTGATGTTAGTCCTTGGAAAGACGGGTCAGGAAGTGCATCAGAAATGATAGAAAGATGGTTAAGTGCTGGAGTATATGATGGCACACCAACTTATTATGATGCATCAGCAGGAGAAAGACGAGGGTTTCAATCTCAACAACAGTATGAACAATGGATGCAACAATTTTCTAATAGAATATTTAAAGGTTAAGGAATTATTATGGAAGGTTTAACACTAGACCAATTAGATCACCAGTTTATAGGGCAAGGAGATCCTCATGTAGAATCTATTCGTTTACAAGCTCAATACGAACAGAACCTTACTCCTGAAGAAATGAAACGTATGAAAATGTTAGCCCCTGCCGTAGAAGAGTTTTTTCTTTTAGACTATAAGGGTAAAACAGGGCAACTTCCAGAATTAGATAGAGAAACACCTATTGATCAAATTTCAGAAGATGAGCAAATGGATTTAGAAGAATATGCTCGTATGCAAAATATTCCTCAAGATGAGATAGATAATGTAATGTCTGATATTGTTGGTCCAAGAGAAGAAATAGCTTTAAATATGAATGATGCTATACCTCCTTCTGTGCCTAATCAACAACCTGTAGTAGAAAATAGACAGGAGCTAGCTTTAGGAACAGATAATTTACAACAACAAGAACAGATACAAGGTATGCCACCTGTACAAGAAGTATTGCCGGGAGCTGGGACAGGATTAATACAAGATCCAATGGATGCAAATGCTTCTCCTGTTGCAGATACAGTGCCAATGGATAATGTAGAAGAAGGTTCGGCTATTATAAATGCAGCAGCTGTACGGATTGTAGGATTAAAAGATCTTTTGAAAGCCAGAGAAGAAGTTAGAGAAATATTACGTGCTCAAGGTGTTGTAATAGATGATGAACAGCAGTACCAAGGAGATGGAGTTGATATAGCTACTTCTAATGGAGAATTTAAATTTAGTGCTAAAGAAGTTGAAGTATTAGGTCAAGAAACTATAGATAAATGGAATAAAAAAGGTGAAGCTCAAACAGAAATAGACATAGCTAATGAACAAGCACAAAACCCAAATCAAGTAGGTGTTCAACCAGTAATGGGAGCTAGAGAAGGTATGATAGTAGAAAACCCTCCTCCTCCACAACAAAAACCTTACAACATGAAATACATGGGTGCTTTTCCTGCCGAAAGTCCAGATTCAAATATGGAAACTTATTATACTGATAATCGTACTTTAACAACGGGTAAAGATGCTGGTAAGGAAGGTTTATTTAATTTAGCCAGAAATATGCCTCTTGGAATGGATAGAGAAACATTTTTAGCTACTATGGCTGTGTTTGGAGAATCAGGAGGAGATCCAGATTCTTTAGATGCAGTAGCTCATGTTATTAGAAATAGAAAAGAAGTAGCTCAAAGTAAAGGTAAAGGATCTGAGTTGTGGCAAAAAGGGCTTGAAGAACAAATTAATAATAATGAATGGAATGCTTTAGGACCTAAAGGCAAAGGATATGAAGACATAATGATAAAAGGTAGAGATAGAAGAGAAGAGTTTATGAACATTGATAGAGAGTCTTTATACAAAAGAGTAGATGCAATTTTAAATAATCCTAATAGAAATGATCCAACCGAAGGAAGAACTTTTTATATAAAACGAAATAGAGTTGATGATAATCTAGCACCTTTAAATATAAAAGGAGCAGGACAACAATATTTTGTAAAAGAATTTAATTCAGGAAATTTATTTGATCCTAAACAAATAGGAGATCACGTTTTTTACAGATATAAACATTAAATCTGTACACTAATTCCAGCCACCTAGACTGCCATCTAGCACTGGATAAATCAGCCAATAACGGCCACCCTCAATTCTGAGGCACTGTAAAGGAGGAATAATAACATGGCAAAAAAGAAGACTAACATGCACAACAAGGCTAATGTACTTGAAGAGGACCCAAGAGTAAATATGTTTAAGGGTAAAGATAGAGTACTTACAGCCGAAGAGGAAGTAACTGAAACTGAGGACACATCTGTCGAGGCCACGATGGAAGCCACTCCAGAAGTAGAAGGTTTTATGGACTCACAAGACTCAAACCAAGAACCAAAAGAAGGTATTAGTGGAGGAGATACAGAAGTACAGTATAAGAAAAGATATGATGATCTTAAAACGTACTATGATAAAAAACTGTCTGAGTGGAAGCAAGAGAAAGAAAGTTTAACAGCACAAGCTAAAGTTGCTGAAAAACAAGTTCAATATGCTCCACCAAAAACAGATGAAGATCTAGAACAATTTAAAGATCAGTATCCAGATGTATACCAAGTAGTAGAAACTATCTCTCACAAAATAGCTGCAAAACAAGTAGAAGATTTACAATCTGAAATAGGTCGTATTTCTGAACGTGAACAAAAGTTAAAGGTTCAATCTGCTTACAAACAGCTGTTAAATACACATCCTGATTTTGAGGATATTAAAGGCTCTCCGGAGTTTTTAACATGGCTTGAGCAACAGCCCAAAAGCATTTCTGAAGGTATTACTAAAAACAATACTGATCCTGTTTGGGCAAGTAGGACTGTTGATTTATACAAAGTGGATGTTGGAATAGACAGGAAACGGAAACCTACTAAATCTAAAGATGCTGCTAAAGCAGTTACTAAGGCTACTAGCCGAGACGTAAATGTTGGGCAGGGTGATAAGGTTTGGAAGATTTCTGAGATTCAAAAACTTAAACCATGGGAGTTTGAGAAGTATGAATCAGAGATTGATCAGGCTATGAAGTCTGGTCGTGTTATTAACGAATAAATAGAGGACAATTAATATGGCAACAATGGGATTGGCAGCCGGTTATCAGAATTTACCTACTGGTAATTGGGCACCTGCTATATACAGTCAGAAAGTTCTTAAATATTTCCGTAGAGCATCTGTGGTAGAAGCAATTACTAATACAGACTACACTGGAGAAATTGAGAATTTTGGTGATACTGTAAACATTCTTAAAGAGCCATCAATTACTGTTGCTTCCTATGCTCGTGGCCAAACTGTAAATACACAAACACTTGCTGATGATCAAATTCAATTAACAATTGATCAAGGCAATTATTTTGCATTTAAAGTGGATGACATCGAGGAAAGGCAGTCTCATGTGAATTGGGAAGCTCTTGCAACTTCTTCAGGTGCTTATACCTTGAAGAAAGCTTACGACTACAACGTACTTAAAAATATGTATGACAATGCTATTGCATCTACAGGAACTCTTGGTACTCAAGGAACATCAGCTAACACTGGTGATGAAGTAGCAAATCTTGTAGCTCAAGCAGCAGCTGAGTTAGACAAAAACGATGTACCTGAAGAAAATCGTTGGCTTGTAGCTCCACCTCAGTTTTACGAGGTGTTAAGACAAGCTGGCTCTAAAATTATGGATGCATCTGTAATCGGTTCTGGTGGCTCACCATTATTAAATGGTAGAGTAACAGATAGACCACTACATGGCTTTGATTTATATCAATCAAATGCTATTGCAGTAGGTTCAACTGGTTCAGCTGCAACACATACATTTGGGTCTTCAAGTACAGCTGGACAAACAGCAATTCTGTATGGACATATGTCTGGAGTAGCAACTGCTTCACACATTGCTAAAACAGAAGTGATTCGTGATCCAGATAGTTTTTCTGACATAGTTCGTGGTCTACACGTATTTGGAAGAAAAGTACTTCGTGGTGAAACAACAACTGGATTCAAAGGTGTATTCAAAGGCCTTATGGATCTGGATTCTTAATTTAGAGGGAGTAAGTAATCATGGCAACACATGATAAAACCGGTAAAGGTGGTACTACAGGTCATCCTTCTAATGGAAGGACACCTTATTTAGTTGAAAATACAGTTGACTATTCAACTTTCGATCCTGCAGCAAATGATATTGTGCAAATGCTTGATATTCCTGCTGAAACTTTAGTTATCAATGCTGGTATAGAAGTATTAACTGCTTCTGCTAGTGGTGTTACACTAGACGTAGGTGACGGAGGAGATGTCGA